AACCAATAGCCTTTACTAGCAACATCAAAATGCGCATCGTCACGGCCAGAAATTTGATTGATAAATTGAATTTGCGTAGTGGTTAATTTCTTACCTTGAGATATTGAACCGTTAATAATTGCTTTGTTAACAGTCGCGGAAATGTAAGAAGTACCGGTTGCCTTGCCAACATCATCAGCTGAAACAATTGGCAACGCTAAAAACATGCTTAAAATGCCAGATTTCAAATCAGACTTTAACCATTGTTCATTAGCATAAACGCCCATTTTTAAAGGAGCAGTTGCGCCACCCATTAATGTTCCGCGTTGATAAAAGCTTAACTGTGTACCAGCTTCTTGAGTTTGACCGTAATAATTAACACGGATAGCATCAAGGGTATCTGATTGAGTTGTACCGGTAACCGTTGGCGTTAAGCGGCTATCTTGCGTGTACATGTAATTCGCGGCGGCGGCTGATTTGCTAAAATCTTGGCTAGCAAGTAAAGCACAAGGTATCATTTCGTGAAATTCATCAACGTTAGCAGGATCATAAAGCGTCACACCTGTTCCGGCATAACCTTGTAACGCGTCAAAGTAAGATTGAGCATCAGCGAGCAATACAGGAACATGATATTGAAACTCATTGTTGTTCGTAATGTTCCACGCTGAAGACTCTTCAACCTCGACAAGCCCAAGCGTTTCAATAAACACGTATGAACCAAAGTCATTAGTTAATTCAGTTGAACTAGATAGAACATCAGTGATTGATTGAACTGCTATACCATCGCTGAATATTGCCGTTGATTCCCAGCCTATAGCAGCAAGATCAGCAGCTAAACCAGTGATTGCAATAGTGCCATCAGCGGTGCCGTTAGTATCAAGTATAAACTGAGTTTTAAGCGCATTGTAAACAACGGTTGTTGTTGCGAATGTTCCGGCAAGAGCTTGTATTTCAGTTTGTAATTCAGTAGCAACAGCGGCGTAATCACCAGCAAGGCTAAAATCAACGATTATATTACCGTCAACACCAGCAAGGGTAACCGTAATAGCACCGGCATTAATTGCGACTAAATCAGCAAGCGCACCGGCCTTTGTTCCAAACACTTGAGCCGAAGTATCAACATCAGCCCAACGAGCAAAATTAATATTATTAGGTGATGTGATCGCTTTAGATACAAAACCAAAATATTGTAATGCTCGTTTATACTCTTCAGAAGTCGAACCAAAATAAGCAAGTACAGATTCTAAGTCGCTAAACTTTAAAACTGAACCCGTTGGCACCTGTTCGTTAGTTGTGAAAATTCTCAACAGCAATTCGCGAGCGCTAACAGCAGTAGCCCCACCAACGCCGGACGTTATTTGTACATATTTTTTTGAATTAATAGCCATAGTTGTTAAATACCATGTAGGTTACTGTTAACCCCTGTAATACTGGGGATCTCTTTTTCGTAGTTATGCTGATAAGTTACAGTTAAATCAAAAGAAGGTGAAGATTCATTCCTATCTTTATCATTTATAAAATAACTTGGCCGAACATCTGTTACACGCTCAATATTAACACCATTATTGCGCAAATTCCTTACCGCGTCATAACTTTGTAATAAGTCAGCGGCAACGGTTAAAATATCTGAAGCGGTCAAACTGTTAATGTCGCTTGGGTCTTGTTGCGCTAACGCATCAAATTGAAATGTTGCACGTTTTAAATGCTCCTGTGTTCGCTTGGTTCCAGTGTAAAAAATACCAGTTCCCACTTGAGGGTTAGCAACTTTATGAATGAAAATGCGCCGACCTTCTGAAGCTGATTGCTGTGTTGGTTGATATGATTGTTTTATTTTAACATCAGCCAAGCTTTCACCATCAAGCAATAATCTTAATTCAGCAATGATCACTTTGAATAAGTCATTATCACGCATTAGAAACCCTTACACATAAAACACTATTCCAATCACCCGAAGAAGACCAATCAAGATCAGGCAACGCTTTATATTTGCCACCATTAAAAATTATTTGGTCGGCGTTCTCACTACGGCTTAATGCATCAATCAATTCAACATCCCATATTTGAATGTAAATTTTTGAAAAGTCTAAGCCCAAGTTTTGATATTTACTTCTTGCTACCGGTTGAACGCTTCCGGTTCTGTTTTCAGCCACATCATAAACATCAACATCAAGACCAATTGAATTAGTTGTTTTAGATAGCCATTTAACTATTTGATAATCTTGCTTGCCGATCACCGTTTGAGCAGCTGCAAGTAAATTAAATCCAAAGTTCATTAATAAACCTCATGAGTCAAGGTTGAAATTAAATAGCCCGTTTCTCTTAACGGGTCTTTATTGCCAAATGATTGATCGCCTAGTTGACCGGCTCCAGTTTGACCAGCAGCAATAGCGCCGGCAACCGCACCAACAAGAGCGCCACCAATTTTGTATTTATCATCGTTTCTTATTTTTCTTAATGCAATTGTTATGGGGGATAATTCAACGAAACTACCGCTAACAATTGAATTTTTAATATCAGCAGAAGCTTTTAAGCCAATGCCATTTAATACTTGAACAATTGAGACTTTGCCATTTAAAAAGGCTTTAGCACCTTGATCAGCAATACCAGCCCATGATTCAGTTTTGTTTTCTATTGTTGGCCGGATGAATGGTCTTGGGGGGATACTTAATTTAGGGTTGCCGAATTCATTTTGAGCGGCTATCCCTGCAACTGGTGTTCCATCGGCATACTTTGCCGACTCTAACCAACCAACTTGCAAGCTTTTATTATCCGCGCCAGCCAAAGCTTTACTAAGGGCTGTTAATGATGTTTTATCAACAGTGACGCGAGACATTAAAAACCACCGTTTATTTTTCTGAAGCCTCGGCGTTCTTCACTTCCGCCAACATAAAAGCCGCCGGCGCTTTGAGCGTCAAGCATGGCAATTAATTGTAAACCGTAAGTTGTCGTACTAAACCAATACGTGAAAGTATCAGTGTTTGGTGGCTCGGCCAACGAAACCGAAACACTACCTTCAGTGGCAGAAGTAACGATTTGTGTTGGGCGTCCTGAAGCTATTGAATCTTGAATATGCAACAAATGAGCTAGCATTAATTGCAACGCATATTCTCTGCACTCTTCCGGTAATGTGCAATCGCTATCATCAATATAACATTTGCCTATAGCGTATTGGGCATTTAAGCGTACATCAGGATAATCAGCTTCAACCGAATAGGCCGGAAAATTAACCCTGAAGGACGTTATATCAAGAACAATAATCACAATTATTACTCAGGCGTTTCTTTGTTAGTAACAACCGTTGCTTTTGCGTTTTTCGCTTTAATGTCTTTTTCATCAAGCGGGGCGCATTTATCTTTTTTACCCGAAGTAGGTTTCTTCAATGAGAAGAAACCACGATCAATCAAACGAAGAAATACGGGGTGATTTTCAAGCGTTTTAAATTCTTCATCACTAATTTGTGTTTCAACAAATTTAGCTGTTAGATGATGTTTGTTTGCTACGTTAGCACCGCCTTTAATTAAAATGGCCGTCTTTGCTTTTGCAGCTGATACTTTTTTTCCCTTTGCATTTTTAATGTACGAAGGAAATACTTGATCGTTTGATAATGTTGAAAATATAGATTTCATGATAGCACCGTTTTATTTATAAAAATAAATTCAAGGGGCGGTTAAACCCCTTGAAGCGTTCTGTTTACGATTAGATAGCAGTATAACGAACTACTGCATAACCGCGCTTAACGTAACAACCAGCTGTTGCGTTAGTGTAACCTTCTTCATAACCCTTAACAGTTGTAACACTGTTTAAAGCTTGCATTTTAGAAGGGCAGATTTGAACAACAGTATTGCCATCGTCCGTGCCTGAACCAGTAACGTTAATAGCATATAGATAAAATACGCTATCACCACCGTTAGCAGCATCAAATTCAGGGATTGATTCAACTGTAATGTTTGGATAGTTTTTACTTAACCATTCATTGACAGTCATACCGTTTGAAAATGAAGCATCAGATTCATTCATCAAATCTTTAACGCCAGAAGCAACCGCAAGTTTTAACGCCATTGATTCTGGATCAGCTTGTGAGCCTGATTGTTGACGTAAAGCAGCAGCAGCGGTAACAATATCGGTTACACGTTCAGCGACAGTTTTAGTGTCCCATTCAGTATCACCACCAGCACCAAGCGCGACAGTAACGAACGCCGGCAAGTTAGGATCATTCAAGAAGCCATAAGTACGGTTTGCACCGTCATTGTAACCATTGAAAAAGATATCATTACGAAGGATTTCAAACGCAAGAGCAACAGCGGCGCGTTTTTCTTGTGCTGAGTTAACTTGAGTTTCACCAGCGCGAGCTTCTTCTAATTTCTGAACCTGTAAACCAAGTTCAAAACGTACAATGGTACGGCGATCAAACGTTTGATTCCAAGAGGTAACCGGAACATCACCGTGATCTTTATAAAGCTCAGGCGTTCCAAGATGTTCAAGAATTGTTTGAACAATCTCTTCATCATGCCAATTACCAGCAGTAACCAACGGCGCTAATACATCACCACGGCGAGCCGTAGTAAGAATATGAACAACACCTTGTAAAAACTCTTGTAAGAATTGAACAGGTGTACCCATTGAACTTGCAGTAACCGGCGTAACAATGCCAGCATCCATAGCAAGAGCAACCGCACTTTTAGCAAACTTGCTATCCATGCCAATACCCAATTTAGCCAAGGCTTTAGGGTCTTTGGCTAAAGATAGTAATTGAGCTTCATCTAAAGCAACGCCGGCCATGCTCTTTGAATCTCGAACTGATCGAGTGTGAATAATTTTAGTCATTTAATCAGCTCCTATGCTGGTTCAGTTGAATCACCGGCAGAATCAAGGTAAATAATACCAAGACCAGCAGCGGCAACGTTTTTAATTTGTACTGTTCCGCCAGCTACGCGCGAATGGCCTACCGGAGCAGTTGCGGCAGGTGCGGCGGTTACTAATAACCCCGTAGTGTCAGAGTAATAAACAAAATCACCAATTGCAGCGGCAGCAGGAAGGTTAACGATAACGTAACCTTGCAAGATACATTCAACAGCCGTGCCGTTAGGAACGACAGTTTGAGCATCTAAGCCAACACGTTGTAATGATTTAGGTGAACCAAGAATACCGGCGAATACAGCAGAAGCCGCAACACCAACTTGATCTTCTTCACCAGCAACGTGAGTTACTGCAACAGCAGTTAAGTTTAATGCTTCACTGGCAGAAACTAAGATTTTACCGCGTGTGCGTTGTGGTTCAGTTGAATAAAATTCACCTGCAACACCAGTGCCTAGCGCTTTATTTGATACGATTTTCTGTGTCATGTTATAACTCCAAAGCTTTTAAGTGTGAATTATCAGCTTCATCTTGTCCGTGGTCAACAACAAAGTTAGGTTGTTTACGGGCGGCAAGGTAGCCATTTAATGTTGCAACTTCTTGGCCTGAATCGCAAGCCATGCCGATTCTTTCAAGGGCATATTTTGCAACAGCTTGTTTGTCCATATCGCTATGATCAAAGGCACCAACAACAGCAGAAGCTTTTTCAGCCAAAGCGTTCTTGTCAGATAAAGCCTTAACAACTGAATTTGCATCAAGAGCAGAAGATTTAATTTCTTTAACTTCTTCACCTAATGCGGTAACAGTTTCAGCCAAGGCTAAAATTGCTGAATCCATACCGGCTTTTTCTTTATCGCCTTTCTCCATATCTTCAGCGTCTTTTTTCTTTTTAGCTTCAGCTTCTTCATCTTCGGCTTTTTTCATGTCTTCGGCCTTTTTCTTTTCGGCCTCTTCCATGTCTTGTGCTGATTTTTTATCGGCAGCAGCCTTATCTTCCAGCACCTTGATTTTAGCTAGTGCTTCAGCTAATTTTTCTTCAGTAGTCATATTATCACCATTTGGTTTAGGTTCTAAGTTTAAGTTATCAAGGGCAAAAATTACCCTATCCATTGCAACAGCAACCTGCTTACCCATCCGCCCGTTAGGAACGGATGCCAAATGGTTACCGCGAATTCTCTTTTGTATAGCATCATAAGATTTACCGTCTGGAGTGGTTCCGCTTATAACTTGCCACACGCAACCAAAACCACAAGATAGTTCTTTCAAACCGTCTTTAATTGATTGCTTTAAATCATTACCGAAAAGCTTTAAATTTGAATATAAAGTTCCATCCTTGAAATAAACATCTTCACCGGTAACACCTTGAACGCCAACATCTTCAGCATCAGTGTATTTATCACCAAGCATTTCATGATAAGGGATCCAAGGGGTAAGCTTAAATGATTCGATAGTTTCAGGATTGTTTAATTCTTCTTCAGGACGCCAAACATCATAAACTTTATCAGGTTCTAAATCAGGTGAAATGTTTTTTCCGAGATACTGAAAAACCCCACTTTTTGAAATGGGGTTATCTTTAATATGAATGTATCCGTTTTCATCTACCGTATGAGGCATTATTAAAAGTCTCGTTATGTATTAAAATTATTATATGTCGTTTATGTATCTATTGCAAAGCACTGATTTATTCAAAAGAAATTACCGGTTCCATATAGCAAGAACAATTATAATCATCTGCCGGTTTTCCGCGCTTTCCAGTTTTAGGATCGATGATAGGCGGATCGCTAAGTTTGAATTTTTGGCCGTTCAATACATGCTTATGATGTTCTCTCGGTTTTTGACTTCCGCCAGAGTGACGCCAAATATAAGAATCAAGTCCAACATCAGTCATTCTTGAGGCTGCAATATTTGAATAAGCCTTTTTTGTTTGATCTAGCGCAATGTTTTTGGCTTTGTTTTTATAGGTTTTATACTTACCTTGAAGCGTTTTGTTTATCGTTTCTCTTAACGTGGTAAATGAACCGGTGTTAGTTGATATTGATCTTGAAATAGCTTCTTTAACTTCAGTGGTGTAATCAGTTGAAAGAGATTTTATCAATGAAGCGCTTTCATCAGTGCCAGCAAGAATAATATCTTTAGTACGTTCACTTAAAGCATCGGTCTTGATATTTAATCCGCCACTAAGTTTATCAGTTGAGCGTTTCAAATCATTTGATGCTTGCTTATCTACTGTGCCGATCATCTTCTTAGCAAAATCATTACCGAATACATTAAACCGCTTTTGCCACTTATCAATAAGGCCATTCATTAGAATTCGTGATTGACTAGAAATAGAGGCATCCATTGCCACATCGTTAGTCGTTATTTCATCAGGAGTTTTAACGATTGAATTCTTGGCCGTTGGCGTTTTGAATAAATTATTAACTTGGCTAGAAATATCAAGGTGCATTTTATACACCATCGATTGCGCTTCATCAGCGGCACGATTAGCAGAAGCGGCATTTACTCGCATTGGCGTTCCGTGTAAGGTGGTGTTTCTTCCGCCTATCCACGATGCCCTTTTTCTAGTCATTTTGAATTTGCTATATTCTTTATTTTTCAACGTGTTTTCTCCAGCCCTTGTGCTTATTTCTTTTTCCGTTATGTACCGCAGACATGGCACTAGAATTAAGTTCGTTTTCTCGGCAGAAGTCAGCTAGGTTATTTACTTTAAATTCAACGCCACCAGGGGATAAAAACACATAATTCTTTGCTAGCGACTCGCTCATATTATCTTTTCTGGTAACAAATGCGCAAGAATCAGGAGAATAAACCTTGTTACCTTTTATTTTTATGTCTTTATCTAGTTGGTATTCTATACCGTCATTAGGATAATTTTCTTCGTACCATAAAGCAAAGTTTTGGAAATTATGCCATTCTTCACAAACTGTACATCCTCGGTAGGTTGGTTTTTCTTTTTGATATAACTTTCCGTAACACCTATTTAGCATTGCAGACCATTTCTCATAAGATATGTGCGTTGATATGTACTTGCCAAACCCTATATAACCAACACCGCTAACGCTTATTGACGACCTATCCTTTATGCATCCATCATACAGCCTTGCCGATGTTGTGTTTGTTACTGTTCCTGTATTCAAAAACATCACGGTTATTTTTTTAGCGTTTGTATACTTTTGTGCAGCTGTTTCAATTAATTTTTTTTTCGCTGCACTCGCTTTAGGAGGGAAATTACATTGAATGTTAAAATTATCTAGATATAGCTTCTCTACTCTTGCTCTTAACGTCATTGGCAACTTCTTTTATTATTTCCTTTAAGTGAAGACCCCAATGATATGCCAATAATGGAGGAACTGCATCCCCTACTTGTTCATATTTATCTTGAGTAGGTGCCATATGAGGACAAATCATAGGACCACCAGCAAATTCATAACTATCTGGAAATGATTGTAATCTGGCAACTTCCCTAATTGTCAGTGAACGATTTAAATGTGGATGAACTAACTCATCTAAGCAATGTGATGTGACTGTAGGGCTAGGTCGATCTGCAAAAATCCTTCTATTCCGCTGAATGTACCACTTATTTGGAAGTATCTTGTCTTCTTGTAGTCGTTTCACTTCCTCTTCCGGAAATTTGAAAAACAAATCCTTTAACCCTTCCCCTTGCTCAACCAACTTAAGCCTTTTAATAGTATTAGGCCTATGTTTGGGTGCTATATGATATGTTAATTTTGAGTTGCCATTTATCTTCCAGAATTCATCATCCTTCATAAGCTTAGAGTATTGACTTGTGATTTTTAAATCATACTCATGGCATTCACCAGAATTTGCTTCTATAAACGGCAACCCTGTAAACGCTTCTGAAACAGTTACTTTATTAGGAAAAGTAGATATAACATTTTTATCTAAATCTACATTTTCATGTTTCGTTGCTAAAATAAAATATCTTCCTCTCTTTTGGGGTACACCAAAATTATCAGAACTTAGTACAAATTCTTTTAAATTCTTATAGCCAGCATCCACTAAATCTTCTTTTATTTGATCAACAATAAGAACGTTACCGTCTTTATAGGCTTTCTTTGTTTGTATTGCAGGGACATTTTCAAACAGAACTACATCCGCATCAACAACGACTGCTATTCTAATAGCTTCTTGATATAGAAATTGTCTATGATCGTAAAAGCTTCTAGATTTTGAACCTGCTGTGCTAAATGTTTCACAAGGAAATCCGGCTGTTACAATGTCTATTTTTTGATTCTGTATAGCTTCCAATATTTCATCATTTTCAACAAATCTAATATCTTTATTTATAATAGGAACATCTGGATGGTTATAACTATATGTATCAACACAACATTTAACTTTTTCAATAGCTAAGGCTGTATCTATCCCTGCTGCTCTAAATCCTGTTGCAATTCCACCCGGACCTGAAAAACAATCAATGTGATTAATACTGTTAGCCATTATATTCCCATATTTAAACTTTGAATAAGATTTTAAAAATAACACGAACTGTACAAAAGAACAGTGTTTTTGATATATTATTGTAGCATTAGTAATTCAATACTGGGTAGGTATACTTTAACACTTCAATAGTACCGCTTGATTTTGTTTTGTATTTGTTTCCGATCATATCTATACCCTTATAGATTCCTGAATTTGTTTTGCGGAAACACGCTTCAGGTGATACGTGCTTTCAGGAGCTACCCTATCCGCAAACTAACTATAACACTTTATTCGTCTGGCTCAACTATTTCATCAGGCATTTTTAAACCGCTATACCCCGAGTTTTTATCATTGATTAACTTTTGACGAATATCAATATTATCAATGGCACCGGTATTGAATAAGGCCGCATCAGCATTGGCATTATTAGAACGTGCTGTTGAAATCTCACTTTCAGATTGTATTTTCAATGGGCGCCAAGCTAATTCAATTTCTAAATCATTGATTTTAAAGGCTTTTGATATTTCAGAAGGGATTAAACGCGCATAATGTGCTTGTGCAATCTCATTCATATCATTACCTTGCAATTCTTCAACGCTTTCAAGGTAAATATCATTCTCTTCACTGCCACCTGAAAAACCCTTTGGCGTAGTGTTAAGCATTTTGATTGCCGGAACATCGAATTCAGCACAAACTAATTGAAACTGAGTCATGATCACATCATCAAGATCAGCAAGGGACGTTTCAAGCTGGGTGATTTCTTCATCTTTACCAATAACAGTAACGCCGTAATTATCACGGTATTCATTAGCCGTTTTTAAGTTATTAACGAATTTAGACTTGTTAGCTTGTGCCTTGGCTAAATCGGTCTTTCTAACTTGTAAACGTTTAGTCATTGCCAACTGTGGCGCTTCGTTGGCCGTTCGTTCAGAAGCGTAAACACGTTCATAAACCTTTTGCGCTAATGAAACACCACCGTAACGATAAGTAGGCTTTAAATAATCACTAACTTCATCACCAAGAAGAATAACAAAATGTGATTTATGAATTTTTTTACCGTTCACTAACCAGTAAGTAGGTTCATAAAAACCGATTGATGTTGGGTCGGTTAAATCATCGTTATCAAAAACAGGCGTTACCCAATACGGGTCAATTTGTGAAATACCGGCATACTTACCGTTTTTGAATGAATCAGCGTTAAATGGCTTTTCATAATCAAAATTTACTTCTGTGCTTTTAAATAACAAGTGACGAATGCCAAATATGTTTTTAAATTTAACACCTTCAATCATGTTGTATTTAAGGCGGTATTTTTTATCTAACTTTTCAATGATTTTAATCTGTTTAGGATCAAGATCATTCCCATCATTAACACCAATATCCCAACCTTTTTTAACAGCGTCCTTGGCTTTCATTTCACAACCTTTAGACACAAGCCAGTGTTGCGCAATGATTGCCATAGCGTGATAACCGATAAAACTTGAGGACGCTATAAAGTAAGATAGCAAGTGAGGGTTGGCGTGATCAAAATTAGCTTGATATTGAGCCGAAGCACCATCACAACCATCCATTGCAACGCCTACTAAAACTTTAGCCTTAGGCGCTTCTCGCTGAGTGGCGTTCTCTTCGATATAAGTCTTTCTTAATTCATCGGTACTAAAGCCATCAGTAAGATCAAGAGCATCAGCGTTATTACTGCGCGCTTTTGCTACGGGTTTAGTTGCTACTCTCTCTTTTTGCCAAAACCATTTCATTTTATCACCCTATAATTTTTTGGTTTAAACTCTACTGTCAACAATGGCATTAACCGCGCTAATGCTGATAGCGTCACGTATCAATACAATCAAATCACTTTCACCGTCTTTTATGTAGCGGAAACGTGACATTCCATCAACGATAAACAGATCATAAGCCGCCTGATCTGCGACTGATAGAACATCGTCATGATGAAGGTTTTGTATTTTATACGGAAACCCCCCGAAAACTTGAATCCCTATATAATTGCTTCGATGATCTAGAACTAATGGGAACTGTTTTGACGAATGCGAGAAACCACCCAAAATAAGTTCATTTGTATTATCGTCAACTGAATCAAACTTTGCTTCTCTCGCAAAATCCAGTTGAGCAGCTACAACAAAACCGTTGATAGTTGTCTCTTGTGCGCCTGAGAATGTGCCGATAATAGTCATTTGATCGCCGGTGTAATTAATACCATCGTTGGCTATTGCTGCCGTGTCAATCTGATCTTGCATAGAATGAACGCTAGTGGCTGAAGCTGTAAAAGTATAAGGCATTATGAAACTCTCCAAATATCAATAGTCGCATCGCTTATTTTTGCTGTGTCGTTCTTTCTAGCGAATTGCATTAGTAGTGGTATTGTTGCGGCGCTTGCTAATGTTACGTAAGCAATAACTGAAGCAGACATATAATTGTTATTATCCTTAACGTTATATCTAATATCATTATTGCTGTGGTTGTGAAGCTGAACGCCGTTTGCAGTCATACGAAGTTTTGTTGTTTTTTCGCTTTTTGAATTTGTTATTTGACAGTTAAACTCTACGCGATAAGTGCCGGCCGGTTTTGATGCGGTAACAGCGTTAATTTTATCTTGAAACGTACTAGAACTAGTCGTACTTTCAGCGAGGCTTTGAAACTTTTCAAACTCAGTGCCGAAAACTGAAGATCCTGCACCGCCTGAATCCAATGATATTAATGATTTTTTAGTTGTTGGCATGTTATACCCCGACTGGTGTTACTGTTACTGTAGCATCATTTAAAGCACAGTAAGCCCATAAGAAATTAACCGCATCGATCTTGTAATAAGTGAAACTCTCTTGTATATCAGTAACCATTGAAACCGGTGTACTTACATCACGGCTAAGCGGTGCGTTTGTCTGTTCGACATAAAAAATCTGAGACGTTCCGTTTTTATGGAAGACCTCACCATTTTTATCAGTGGTTGTTATTTTAGTCCATACGCCTTGCGGTACTTGAATTATCGGCATGATTGATCCTTATTAAGTTAATGTTTTACCAGTCTAAGTCGAAGAAGTCCGGCTTTTCCGTTTCTCTTGGTGCATAAAGCATCATAACACCGTCATTAATATTTGGCGATTCTTGGCCGGTGCGCTTTTTCATATCTTTTTTGCTTTCAACTTTCTTTTTACTGTTTATTTCAGACTTAACCCAAATGGCCGTTGACATTTCACGGCTAAGTGTTTTCCATAGTTCATCACATTCAATATCAAGAGAAAGCATTTCTTCAGGTTCAATATCTCGTTCACCTAATACAATGAATCTATAAGTATTATAAAGCATTTGCGCAACAATGCCGTGAGCGTGGGCTTTTTGATTGCAATATATTTCATAAGGGGTTTTATCAGTATCCTTAATTACATCATCTTCATCATCTGGTTTTTGTATCGGATCGCCGGCGTTGAAGGGTTGGATTTTTATTTCTATTTCAGGGTAAGTATATTCAGTTGGCTTTTCACCGTCTTCACCAAGTAATTTAGGTAAGCTTTTCATATCGGTTTTATCAGTGATGATTGCTTTATCAATACCCGAAACATTATCAGATACAAAGACGCTTACACCATCACCAAAGCCGCCACATTCATCATAAGAGAATTCATCAGCGTTATTTTTACGAGCCATCATCAATGCTCGGCGTGTGGCTTCACGTAAATCAGGCGATTTAATCCATTCATCAACTTCTTTAACACAATTACCATCGGCATAAACTGAAGCGTTGGCATCGCGACCTTGGCCAGCTGGATCATAAGAAACGCGCTTAATACCGGTTGTTATCCATTCAGGATGCTTACTAGCAAACCTTGCAGCTTTCAACCAATCAAGATCAATGATTACATCGGCTTCAGATCCCTTAGGTATGCCAAGCCAAGTATTATCATAATCTTTTTTAGGTTTTGTCTTTTTGTCATGCGCTCGCAACCTTTCGAGGAACGGCGGAAAATATTTGTTATCAGGAAAGTTACAAGGCGTTAATAACGTTCGATCAGGTGTATCAATAATCCAACGCTGATAAGTGTTATCTAATTCATTGGCAGGGTTAAATATTACAATAACAATTGCTCGGCCTGATATTGGCCGGATTGATGGCAATAATTTATCCCAAGAAAGTTTAGAAACGTTTTCAGCTTCTTCAACAAGAACAATATCAACATCAGCAATCGACTTAATATTATTGATGTTGTTTTTTAATCCTTTGAATATGAACTTAGATCCATTCCTAGCAACAATCTGTTTATCAGTTATTTTAAAGAAGTGATGCAAACCAAGTTCATCAATACAGGCTTCAAGCTCGGCCTTTACCGATTCTTCAATTGAGTTTTGCAATTCCCTAGTAACTAAAACCCTAATAGGTCTAATTGTTGATTCAAGGATGATAGCTTTTACTTTGTCTTTAGTCTTACCGCCACCACGACCACCATAATCAACAAAGAAATCATACTTGGAACTAAAGAACGAACGCTCTCTAATAATATCAGCTGTGTTTATGTTGTAGGCTTCAGCAAAAACCTTTTGTGGTGAGAAATGTAGATCAGCCATCTACGGAAACAGAAATTAAACCCCAAGGAGTAAGGTTTTCTTTCTCGGTAACCTCAATTTGTTTCGGCGCTTCATATCCTGCAAGCTCGGCCAATTGTTTCATAGCTTTTAATTTTACATCGAATCCGTTCTTAAGCTCTGAAAGGGACGTTATACCGTCTTTAGCTAAATCAGGTGTTATCACCCTAGCAACTACCGTTAGGTCTTCAAGCATTTCATCACGGCTCATAATGGCAGGATTTACAATGTGATTAGCCATAGAATCAATAAAAGACTTAACCTTAACATTACTTAACAATTTACTTACAGCTGCTTCTTTTGCCTTTACTGTTTTAGCCTTGCCTTTTGATTTCTTGTAAGCATCAATATCATTCATCCCTGATATAGAATTAAGTGATATTTCTTTTTGCAAAGAAGTTAATGCATCGAATAAGGCTTTTTGATTGTCGTTCATTTCAAACATAATTAAAGCCCTCTCGCTGGTGGGTTATTCTTGTGTTTATTTTGATTATTCATATATGCACCGCTACATGTATTTTATCTGGTTATATCTATAGTGAGAAAGGTTGATTAAGCTATTGATTTAATTGCCTTTAAAGTTTTATGTCTTTTGGGTTTATTCCGAGTAAATAAAGAACCGCAACAATCACAATGATGAATAATGCTGTTCCTGCTCTGCTAAATATAGCATTGATGAACTTATCCCACCGACCTTGAGACACAATTAACTTTTCAACGGGTTGTTTGTAGTGTTCTGTGAAGTAGTCTAAACGCTTGGTGTTTGAATTGATTTGGTCTTGAATATACTTATCTTGTGTTTCGCGGTTTTCATCGTGGGCTTCTCGCCTAGCTCTATCTTCGCGAATTTCAATGGTTAGTTCATTGACTGATTTTAATAATTCTCTTCCTGAACTCGATTGCTCATGAATGGCTGACAATGTATCGGCAGTTGATTTTTTCAATAAGGCTATATCGGTTTTAATCTCTTGCGCTTCTTCTTTACTTATTGTCATTTTTTGACACTCGTTTTAGTTTTATGCTTTCCGTTATTATACCTACAAAGCATAAAATAACCATTAACACCGATGAAGCACCGAAAAGCAACAAGGTGTTCATCCATAAAGGAGATAAAATTTCCCCGTTTAATAAATGTAGAAACGATACAGCAATGAATAATAATAATGATATATTTATAACTGCTATACAAAAACGTTGCATTCCCTTCACTCCATTTGCAATCCAAGGCCATGATTAACTGAAAAAATATTAAAGTCACGCTGAATATTATTGTTAGTTTTATTTTCTTATCTATCCTACCAATTGATAACCAATAAAACATTAAGCAACAACAATATATTATCGACCAAATAAGATGCATAAAAACACCGTATTCATAAGTTAAAGCCCAAGAGAATAAAGTAAATCGGCCGATATATTCAGAAGCTATACAGGCTATGAGGAATAATGTTGATTTCCTATTAACGAAAAAAGCGACCATATAGATCGCTAATACAAAGTAAAAAGAAGTTATGAAACTAAGATTCAGCATCAGCTTCTGTTGATTCAATTTCTTCATTTGCTTCTAATGCTGTTAGTTCACCTGATTCAAC